GTTTTTTTATATATGGTGAAATATCAAATAACATTATAGTACCACCCAATCCTTGCAATAGATGTCGCTCCAATTTTTGGGCATGGCTGGGTCATCTCCAAACCAATTGTGCGGTGCAATTACTTTTTTAGTATCACTTAACCATGCTCCCCACCAACTGTAACTGCTGTTTGCTATAACATGGTAGTCGCATAAAGTCATAGTGCACATATCGGTGTACTGATCATCTGGATTGGTTATAAAATATTTTCTACCAAGAGAATCAAATATTTTTGATGCTTGTTCTGGCTCGTCACTAAAGCCTATAATTAACAAATCCTTTGGCAGGATATCAAGTGCTTGTTGGTAATACTCTTTTTCCATAATTGGATGTTTACCAACAAGATTTTTATAATCCCCCATTCTCAAGTGAACCGATATTACTGGTTCTTTAGTAACACTTCTAACATCTGTTGCTTTTTGCAGGATGCTTTCTTTAAAAGCAAACTCTTTCAATAAATCATTTCTGTAATCTACGAAGTATTTTTCACTTTGAAAGTATCCAACAATATCTGTATTGTCTGATATCCCAAAGATACCAGCATTGTATGTAAATGCACTTTCTTGGGTTCTTTGTATTGGTACAAAGTTGCTGCTATCTTTTGCAGATAGATTTTCAAAAGCCTCATTCAAACACATATTCATGTAAGGATTTTCAGACTTGACATTGTAAGGAATACCAAATTGGTATTTTCTTGTTTTGGCTATTGAAAATAAAGCTGCATATTGGAACATTTGATTTCCAAATCTTCCATACCGACCAAGTAAATTAAAGGTTATCATCAAATACGCTTTCTCTATTTTGAAGAGGATGATCTGTCAGATTTTGCCACTTGTTTGCATTTTCTCTGTCGTTTGATTGATACACAACAGGGCTCAATGGTGTAACAACTTTAAATGTATGTTGAATTGCCGAAGATCCCATATCCCATGGTTGTTTTAATTCATCCATACAATAATTTCCAACTCTGGCCATGTTTTCTCTAAAATCATCAGTCAGATAGAGAATGGCATGTGCTGCAAGAATTCCTGCTATTCTCAAATATTGCTCGTTGTACTTGGCAGATTTATAATACATGTTCCCATGAGAAATTCCCAAGTAAACACCATCAGCATCATCAGGAACTTCTATTACTGGATTAAAATTGTCACAAAATTCAATATCATCTTCTAAAACAAGAAGAGGTGTTGAATAACTTTTGTCTTCTAAAATTCCGGTATGTGTTTTACCACAACCCATAAAATGTGCTATAGATTGATGTGTTCCCGGAGGTGGTGGAATAATAAGACCAGATCTACGATGTGTATTTTTGAATCCGTATTTCTTAAATCTTTCTTCCATTATTTCTGCATTTTTAGTAGCAGAATCTAAATTTATCCAAACGACTGGAATTTCACGCAGATCAATAATCATTAGAGTCCTCACAGTTAATATAGGTTCTTATAAAGAAATGTCAAATATATTTATTTGACTTTATCTAGAGTTACTTTATAGTTCTATATAAAAAGAACTTAAGATGAATCTAGAGAACCTTAAAGAACATATTACTAAAGACTCTATAGTAGACTCTACAGAATTAGGTACAGAGGCTATTAAGATACCACAAATACATGGTAAGTACATCAATTTACTTACAGACATGAAATTACTTTTGACGAAGCAGCAACAAGAGTATGCAATTCTTCGTCTTCGTAAATGGAAAATTTATACAGGTAAAGCATCCAAAGAAGAGCTAGAACTTTGGAAAGAAGATCCATTTGAATTGGATATTCTTAAGACTGATGTAGATAAGTTCATGGATGCGGATCCACAACTTACAGATTTAAAACTCAAAATTGCTTTATCAGAAACAAAGGTGAAGATGGTTGAGGAATTTTTAAAATCACTCAATAACAGAAACTTTATAATTAAGTCTGCTATTGATTGGCAAAAAATGATGAACGGCATAGTCTAAATATTATGTGGACATTGAAGTTGAATCTATTGATGAAGTTCGTTACTACATCAAAACAGAAAAAGGTTTGAAACAGGAACTCAGGGACTATTTTTCATTTATGGTTCCAGGGGCACAATACATGCCCATGTTCAAAAAAAGAATATGGGATGGTAAGATTCGACTGTTCGATATACTGTCTTCGACTCTTCCAAGAGGATTAAAAACATATCTACAAAAGTTTTGTGAGGACCGGGGTTACTCCATAAATATAAAGGAGAACAAAAATCCTCTATGCATAACGGAGGAGAAACTTACACAGTTCTACGATTCATTGCAGGTTTCCGTGAAGGGACAAGCAGTGAATATGCACGATCATCAGCAAAAGGCTATACTGCATGCTTTGAATCATCACAGATGCGTGCTGATTTCTCCTACTGGTTCGGGCAAAAGTTTGATAATATACGCCTTGGTTCGGTTTCTTCAATCCGTATTAAAATCAGATCGCAAAATTTTAATCCTGGTGCCAACGGTGGGTCTTGTGACCCAAATGGAATCTGACTTTTTTGATTACTCAAAGTTGGATAAATCTTGGTCTTCAACCAAAAATATACATAAAATTTCTGCTGGTGTAGACAAAGAAACAAAGAAACAAATTATTGTTTCTACATGGCAGTCTATTTACAAACTTCCAAAAACTTGGTTCGATCAATTTGATGCTGTTTTCTTTGATGAGTGTCACCAAGCCAAAGCAGAGTCAATTAACTTCATAGGACAGAAGCTGTCAAAGGCTTGGTTTCGCATTGGAACAACCGGAACCCTAGATCAGGCACAAGCACACAGACTGAGCATAGAAGGCATCCTAGGACCTGCTGTGCAGTTTATACAAACTAAGGGGCTGATGAACAAAGGGTTGCTGGCTAAACTCGGTATAGATTGTATAATCCTTAAATATAATGACGAAGAGCGGCAATTCATCAAGAAACAAAAATACATAGATGAATTGAAATGGATCGTAACGAATGAGCAACGAAACGAATTCATCAAACAACTTGCACTCCGCACCAAAGGGAATACCCTTATCCTCTTTAATTACGTCGAAGACCATGGGAAACCACTCGCAGCTCTCTTGGAAGCAGCGGGAACGGATCGCAAAATATATCTCATACACGGAAAAACAGAAGCAGAGTCAAGAGAATATATCCGTAAAGTTATCGACAGAGAAACCAACGCGATTTTGGTTGCCAGTTTTGGCACGACTAGCACTGGCATCAACATTGTCAATCTTGATAATATTATATTTGCTTCACCTACTAAATCGATTATAAGGTTGTTGCAAAGTATTGGTCGCGGACTTAGAGTATCTGCAAAAAAGAAAAACCTTAAAGTGTATGACATTGTTGACGATCTTTGTTGGAAATCACACAAGAATCATATCTTTCGACACTTTGAAGAGCGTGTAAAAATTTACAAGAAAGAAAAGTTCGATCATACAATCCATGCAATGACCTTTAAAAATATCTCTGAAGATAAATAATTTAAAGGAGGACATTCAATGTCCGACGAGTCCGACAATGTTTCTTCAGAGGATATTAAGGTTATCAAATTGGTAACAGGTGAAGAAATTGTGGGAATATTAACTAGCACAGAAAATGGAATTTATAATGTATCTTTTCCAGCAAGAATAGATGTACACTACGGAAAAGGACCTGGGGGAATGACTGAATTTGTTAAATTAAGCAACTACGCTGCTTCGGTAGGAGATTATAAAGTATCTTTACCTGTTAGCGCCACAGTCTTTATTGGTAAGCCAAATGATGAACTTCGTATTATGTATTTGACTTACTGCGAATATATGAGAAAAGATCCAAAAATGATAATCAGTTCAGCGGGAGAAGATTCATCTGCTGCACAAGAAAATCAAGGTCTTGAATTGTTGAATGAACTATTTACCAACGCAGATTTTGTAGAATTTGTAAATGATCTGATCGACAACTATGAAGGTAATATAGTTGAAGAAGAGGAAGAAGAAGAAAAATTTATAATAGAAGAGCCGGAAGAAAAAGAAATAAAGCCAAAGAAAAAGAAGAAGATCAAACCAGAATCAAAGAAACTGCCATATAATCCAGATGCCAACCCAAATACTGCAGAGGGTTGGTCAGACAATCCAAACGATTATATTGGTTAATTTGTACTGTTATACAAATTTGAAGGTGCGTCTGGACTCATAGTATAGTATGAGTACTTAAATGTACATGTAGCCTTTAACGGAACAGCATCATTAACATCAGCCTTAAATGGTAACCCAGAAAGTTTTACAGGAACTATATTGGCAAATGTTACTGTAAGAGTTGGTGTTGGTGGACAATCGTATTTGTAAACACCATTTGGCAATATTAATGTTGCTGTATAATGCCAATTTTGATAAGTTAAAGGATGCTCTTGGGCATCTCTAATGTTTGTGACATTTCGCATCCAAGAATAAATGCTTTTCCAGTTTTCTAAATCTTGATCTACTAAAAATTCAACATATAGCGGTTCGAACTGAGCAGTCATTGATGGAACAGGAATTGTTGTTCCAAAAATTGTTGGTTGGGCCTGATCTGGTATTGTTATACCTGGCAAATTTACACCCTGAACCATCAACTCCAAACGACTGGTTCCTCTTAAAATTTTTAATTGAAAGTAATTTGAGTAAAGGTTGTTTGTATTATCTTGGCAAGGAATGCTGCTCATAAAATTATTTATGGTAAAACAAAAACCTCCCGATTTCTCGGGAGGTTTTCGAAAGGTTTAGTTTCCTGAACTATTATCCAGGCATACCACCAGCGCATGCACCATGTAGGTTGGTTACATTGGTCAAGCGGTAGTATTGGTTCAAGCCAGCGGTGAGTGCGTCACCATCTGGGGTTGCGCCGTTTAGAACGTATGGGTTGGCGACAACTCCGTAGCGGGTCTTGAATCCGATGCGTGGTTGGAAATTATCAGGATCGACTGCACGTACCATTTGTAGCGGAACGTATGGGCAGTAGAAGATACCAGCGTCATAGGGAGATTCACCCTTATAACCAGCCACGAAGAAGTTGATTCCTAGTGGGGCGTATGGGTCAATGTAGACACGGATCTTGCCTGAGAGGACTCCAGCAAAGGTGCTTTGAGTATCATCACCATTGATTTGTGGAGCGATGGCTGGGCTGAGGCTCATGAAGCCAGACATGGCTAGAGCAGCAGCAGTGTCGCTATCACAGATGATGAAGTTACCCTTACCACGGCGGGTTTCCTTGGCGATTGCGTTGCATTCTCTTTCGATTTGGAAAGATAGGCCACGGAATCTTTCGGCAGACCAACGACCATCTGACTCAGAAACAAGGTCATAGGTTCCCTTGGTTCCAATGTCTGGTTGTTGTGAACCAGCCTTGGCAACGTAGTATACTGTCTTGACGATTTCGCGGTTGATCTCAGCGAGAATTTCTGTGCTGAGGAGGTTGGCGAGTTCGGCTTCAGCATCAAGACCGTGAACAGCCTTAAGGTCTTGGGCCAATTCGATTGTGTAGTTGCTGGACAGAGCGCGTGTACGGGCTTGTACGGCAATACGGTCAATTGAGAAGGCCATTTGGTTAAAGGTGTTATACTTTGAACCATATGTTGTGCTGGAACCACCGATATCTTCACCAGCAGCGGTGAGGATACCACGGAAGCGGCTGAATGCAGCAGCTGATAGAGCACGGATGTAGGCTGGGCTACTCATTGTGTAGCCAGCAGACAAACCGTAACCAGCGGTAGCACCCTTGAAGTCGGTTCCGAGTGTCCAACCTGAACCACCCCATTCGGCTTGTGGCTCTTGGAACATGGCTTCAGCGTATGCTAAAGTTGAGCCGTAAGCACAACCGCCGTAGTTGGCGCGCATAGCGAAGATGAGCCCGGTTGGGGCTGTCATGGGTTGAACGCCGCAGATGTCGTAAGCCATGAGATTTGGCATGGCGCGACGAACTAGGCTGATGAGGACGGGATCGTAGCCTGCGACTCCACCGTTGTTGGTGAAGCTTGTTGGCATTCCGAGATTGTTTGAGGTCATATCCTCTGTGAGGTGTTGAGCACGAATTGCTTGCTCTTGGTTCTCTAGAAGGACGGCAGTGACCTTTTTACGGTAATCATCTTGGATGGAGGGCAGTGCATCGTGATTTAGCACTGGATTCCATTTTTCTGTCAAGATGTCATATGGCGTGTTGTCTTGAAAGTTCATTTTCTTAATTTCTCCTGTGAGTTAAAATTATTTAGTATAATTTTGTTTTATAGTTTCTTGTTAAGTTTTCCGATAACATTTACGTAAGACTCAAGAGTGCTGTTTTCGGGTGTGGCAACTGGTGAGAATGTCATTTCCTCATTGATTTGTTGAGGAACGGGACGGGAAGGACGAGATACAACTGAAGGATTTCTGAGATAATTTTCCTTAATTGTTAGGAGTTTTTCTCTGTATTCTTCAGGGCTTGTGAAAGCAACATTTTCCATAAGGGATTGAAGTTTGGCAACTTGAGTATCTGCAAGATCCTTTGTTTCAGCAACAAAGATTCCAGCACATTCTGTTAGAGCCTTTTCCTTGCGGAGATTGATGTTTTCATTCATTGCGTTATTCAATGTTTGTGAAAGTTCTACATTATGAGCGTAGAGTTCATCAAGAGCATTGTACTTCTCGGCTGGAACATCAATGTAGTGATTTTCAAAGAGGTTCTTGAGACCTGTGATGAAGTTTTCAGCAATTTGAGTCTTGATGCCTTGTTCAACTGAAACAGCGTTCTCTTGCATCCATTCTTCAACAACATAGTCGAGATAATCATCAACTTTCTCTACGAGATTGTTGGTGACATTCTCAAGATAATTCTTTACACCTTCATCAAGAGAAACTACGGTCTTTGAAACTTCTGCATTGACCTTTTCTTGAACGGCGGCTTCAAAAATTGCTTCAAGTTGAGTTACTAAAGTTGATTCAGCGGCTTCTTCACCGAGGAGTTCGACTAAGGCATTTCTGAATTTGATTGTAGATTCAGAAGTTTCAACTGGTCCTTCTTCTTCCTCTTCTTCAGATTCCATACCTTCTTCTTCCTCTTCTGGCTCCTGTTGTGTTGGGGCTGCACCCATTTGAGGCATTCCCATACCAGCCATAGCGGCCATTGTTGTAGGAACTTGAGCCTTGGCGAGATTATTTGCGGTTACAACTGGCATTGGTGTAACATTGCCTCTGCCGTCTGGAGTATAAGCAACTCCGTTAGCAGGCATAGCAACACCGGGTTGCATTTCCATTTGTTCTTTTAGTGTGTTTTTTGTTTTCTTCATATCAATAGATCCTTGACGTTATTATTTAGAATTATTTAAATGCGCCTAATTCTCGACCTCTTCGTAAGTAACCACCAGCACTCATAGTCAGATCTGCTTCTTTTGCAGCAGAATTTGCTATAGATTGGGCTGCTTGTGGTGCACCAAATTTATTTAACATGTATTCCATTGGATCATATCCCATTGTTGCCAATTGTGGAATTAAAGTTGCATAATAATCACCAGCGGAACCCAATCTACCTTTTTCTGTTTTTAATTCCACATCACCACCCGGTATAAAACTTTTAAGTTGTTGTTGAAATTCATAATCTTCTGATTTGGGGTCTAAATTAGCGTCCTTGATACCTAAATAACTTTTTGCCAAACCAGAACGTAAAGATTGTTTCAACGCATAATCTGTTGCTGCTGCAATTGTTGGATTTGATGTTGCCCAAGCGGTAAAATTACCAATGCTTTCTCCACCCTTTCCAATAATTTGCAATGCATCTGGAATTGCGCTCCTCATTCCTGCTGCTTTTAATGCACCCGCGATTACTTGTGATAATTTACCACCTTTTTGTAGTGTTCCCGCTGCCAAATTTGATAAAATTCCACCACAAAGTCCTTCAAGAAATTTATTAGCCCTGTCGTAATAATTTACCCATGTTGCTTGAGCTTCAGGATCATACCCAGAAGGAACATTTGAAAGACCATACAGGATTGCTTCTGGTGGTGCAGGGATTATTTCTTCTTTTCCGTCTTTTTTAACTCTTTTAATTGGTGGAGGCAAAACATCTCCAGCAAATCCTACACCACCTTGAGTTTGTTTGGCTGATTGTGATGTAACTCGTTGCCAAAAACTTCCGTTCCAAACAAAATTTCTACCATCTTTTGTTCTATACTTCTGACCCTTTTTTGGCTTCTGTGGAGGAAGATTTGGTGTTTGTGCTGGTGATGCAGCTGCACTCTGTTCTTTTAACAGAACATTAGTTATTACATTCCGAGTATATGGGTCAAATGTGTTCATTAAATATTTTTAAAGTACTGTTCGAATACCTTAACAATGTTTTGTTCTAGATGTCTCTTGGAAGAAGTTTGAATAAACTTTTTGGCTCTGCTCAATTCTCTCTCTTGCCAGATTCCACTTTCATAAATCCACTCTCTGCCTTCCATGATTCCATTTACGAAAGCATTTGGAGCAGATGGATCGGCAACGATATCAATTGCAGCCAACATAAAGTCTTCTTGTACTTCTTGGTATCCGTTCTTTGGCTTGAGTGAACCCATACCACGGGTTGATACACCCAATTGAGCACCTTCTTCAATAAGATTTTTTACAATCTTACCCATTGGTGTGTCCATGACTTTTGCTTTGCCATAGACATTTTTTCCATCTTCGTAAAGTTCTTTTACAATGTGAGAAACACGGTCAAGATTAACAGTTGGTCCAGTGGGGTGATTTAATTCACCAAGAGCGCGACCTTTATTGACA